AGAACCGAAAACGGCTCTAAAGTTTGAATATCCGAAGCTATAACGCTCTCTAGCCTTATATCTCATGTTGCCTGTATCGAAGTCACCTTCCAATGATGTTGTCATTGGAGATCTTTCAAAATACTTAAATCCATCAGGACAGTCTGTTTTCAAGAAGAAAGCATCTGTGTCTGTTAGATAGTTGTTTACAACATAACCATCAGGAATCATACCAGTATTGTTGATAGCGTTGATGTCGTTATCAGATGTAGCAACTCTACCTGGAGTTTGCAGTAATCTGTCAGCGACAAACACTAATTGTGGTGGAACGATGAGTTTCATACCTTTCAACGCTATATTTAGACCTCTATCATCAGTAAATGTAGAGATACTAATTAAAGCATCTTCAAGTGAAGTTTCATTCAAGTCCGCCATAGTGGTAGCCCTGTTTGCTAGTGAACCGCCTCCGCCTAGTGGATGATCTGTAGCGATCAACACTTTGCCATCTCCACCTACTGTAGAGAACGCATTGTTCAATACAGCTGCAGCTTTGATTTGCTTTGTGTTAGCCATAGATCTAGCTAGTGCTTTGGTATATCTTGCTCCGAGTCTATCATATAGATTATCTTCAACTGCTTCTTCAGTTAGTGCGAAAGCTAAAGCTACTGTCTCGTGGGTGTAACGTGATGTATAACCTTCGTTAGCTGTATCAAATCTGACACCACTACCTTCTGATTTTACCTCTGCATTACCGAATCCTACGATAAGAGTTTCTTCTTCAAACGCTCTATCAGAAGTTTCTGTATCAAAAATTTCTAAATGTTGAGCTTCGTATCTGGCATATTCCATACCGAACAAAGCATTTAGACCTGGCTCTAATTCTTTCGCTAATTGCGCTCTATTAATTGCCATTATTTATACTCCTGTTGGATCGATATAGAAATGCTCATTAAATTTAACAATAACGTTTACATTAGCTGAGCCTGTTGTGCTGTTGTCTGGATCACTCGAGAATCCCATGATTCTGAAAGTCGCAGTTGTCGCCGCTGTTGTTCCAGATAATTCTACGGCTGACATACCAGTTTTGGTAGAGCCAGCAGTATATGAAATATCTGCATTCAAACCAACATCGGTTTGAGCTGGAGAACCTGCACTTTGGATTTCAAATACAGCATTAGGGTCATCATGTACAAACGCTACTATATCAGACGCTACAGTGCCATC